ACGGGCTCAAAAGGTCAAAAAAGACTCCAAAATAGAGAAGAATAAGAAGCTTATTGAGCGTGCTTGGTGGTCTGGTGGAGCAGAAATCAGGCCATTTAATGGCGGAAATTTGCCCTACATTAGCATCTCAGCCTTCAAAGAAATGCTCAGAAATGACGGATTGAAGGCTGGATCTGTGAGCAATTATATGAAAATGAGCTACGAAAACGGACCCATATCAGTGCTAACAAACGGTGAAATTATCACCAAACATGAGCACGGTTATGTGATATTAGACCAACTTATGGCCTCTGCATTCATGCTCAGAAAGGGTACATAAATGTACAATTGTACTTATTTGTACAATGTACCTTTTAACGCTAAATTGGACGTATTTAGGTACAAGAATGTACAACAACCCTATAGGGGTTGTACATTTGTACCAAGTACAAAGCCCAAGAATTAGTACGGTAGTTAAGAACACGACTAAAGTGATAGAATGAATAATTCACAGAGTAGGAGAGCGTAATGAAAAACGTCAACCACTATGAAAAAGATGGTAAGTTATTTGCTGGAAAAACTCACGATCACAACGGTCAGTTGATGACGGGCGCTAAGATGGGTAAGAGTTCTAAAAAACTTTTGCACTATGGTGAGCTTAGTGAATCAGCTAAGAAGAAAGCTAGAACCCATTGGTGAACGGAGACGATGATGCGTTACAAAGATAGTGAGAAGAATAAAATCAGTGAGAAAGTGTTCTCTCTCATGGAGGGTGGCATTCCTTGTGGAAAGGCTTGCTTTAAGGTTGGAATTCCGAAGTCTACTTTCCTCGGATGGGTGAAGCCGGAAGGCATGCTTGCCGACCGGTACGCGCACGCGCGTGAGGCCATGATACACACGATTGCCGAAGAAGTGCTACAAATTTCGGATACGGACCCAATTTCTATCGTTGATCAGCACGGCATTAGTCGCTATGACTCGGCGGCAGTTCAGCATCAACGCCTGCGCGTAGACTCTCGCAAGTGGCTGCTCAGCAAGATGATGCCAAAGGTTTATGGTGATAAGACTACGCAGGAGGTCACTGGCGCGAATGGTGGGCCGTTAACGATCACAGCTCTGGACCTAAAGAACTTAACGGACGAAGAGCTCGACAACATGGATTATCTGATGGCCAAAGGATCGACTGAAGCGGAAACGAAATGAACTCTATGGCGCCCTCGGTTGTTGCCGAAGCCATTAAGCTAGAAAAAGAGAGGCGATCGGCCTCAGCTTCGCTGTACGAATTTGTGCGGCAGTCTTGGCACGTTGTAGAGCCTGGCGTGCCATTCGTTGCGTCATGGCACATCCAAGAGATCTGCGAGCACTTAGAGGCGATCAGCGCTGGCGATATACGCAAGCTACTGATTAACATTCCGCCGCGGCACTCCAAGTCTACAATCGTCAGCGTGATCTGGCCGATGTGGGAGTGGCTGACTGACCCAGCGCAGAAGTTCCTGTGCGCTTCCTACTCTGGAGCCCTGTCGATCAGGGATAACTTGAAAGCCCGGCGGCTGGTGCAATCGCCGTGGTATCAAGAACGCTGGGGTCATATGTTCAAGCTGTCCGGCGATCAGAACGCTAAGCAGCGCTTTGAGAACTCTGAGACCGGCTACCGCATAGCAACGTCTGTTGGTGGTACTGCAACCGGTGAGGGTGGCTCTCGGTTGTTGCTCGATGATCCGCACGCCGCTCAAGAAGCGCAGTCTGATGCCATCCGAGAGTCATCAATTGACTGGTTCGACCAGGTGTGGTCTACCCGGCTCAACGATCCGAAGCTCGACGCTATGGTGTGCGTCATGCAGCGACTGCATGAGCTAGACATCAGTGGCCATATCTTAGAGGACATTGGCGGGTGGGAGCACTTAATGATTCCCGCGGAGTGGGACGGCAAGCGCCGCAAGACGAGCTTGGGCTCGTATGATCCACGCACCAAGAAGGGTGAGCTGATATGTCCTGAGCGTTTTGGCGAGCAAGAGATTGCGGATTTAAAGCGCCTGCTTGGTGTCTATGGAACCGCCGGCCAGCTGCAGCAAGATCCGAATCCAGCTGAAGGCGGCATACTCAAGACTGATTTCATCGAGATGTGGCCCTGCAGCAAGGGGCTCCCGCCGTTTGAATACATACTTCAAAGCTACGACTGTGCGTTCACCGAGAAGACTACCGGCGACCCAACAGCGTGCAGCACTTGGGCGATCTTCACGCATGAAGGCCAGCATCACGTTATGCTGATCGACGCATGGGATGAGCACCTCAGCTATCCAGATCTGAGAGAGCGAGCGATCAAGGATTGGAATACTGAGTACGGCGGCATGAGCAAAGACAGCCAATTCTCTAGGGCGAGACGAGCTGATAGAATTCTGGTAGAGTCGAAAGCCAGCGGCCAGTCGCTGCTGCAAGATCTGAGATTGGCGAAGGTTCCGGCCATCGGCTACAATCCAGGCAATGCTGACAAGGTCAGCCGTGCTCACCAAGCGGCGCCAACGCTAGAGCTCGGAATGGTGTGGATACCTGAATCCAAGAAGAATCCAGGGCATTTCGTCAGCTGGGCGAATGACTTCGTCAAGCAATTGTCGAAGTTTCCTGTTGCGCCGCACGATGACTACGTTGATACTTTCACGCAGGCCATTATCTATTTCAAGAATGACCGCTGGTTTGAGCTGCCCCAAGCCAGAGATCCCGACGAACGACATGTCGAGAAGACTGTCAGGGCTAACCCATATGCAGCTTAGGAGCGACCGATGTCTCTGAAGGACGAACTCAAATTGAACAAGCCAAGGCGCACGCCTAGCCACGCAACCAAGTCTCACGTTGTGAAGACTAACGTAGACGGCAAGCCTAAAATGATCAGGTTTGGCGAGCAGGGCGCGAAAACTGCTGGAGCGCCTAGCTCTAACGATTCGGCAGCGGATAAGGCCAAGCGCAAGTCATTCAAGGCTAGGCACGCCTCCAACATTGCCAAGGGTCCGGCATCTGCAGCATATTGGGCGGATCGAGTAAAATGGGCTGAAGGTGGTCCGGTTAATCGACCTCAGCTATTCCGAGGACTGCCCGACGAACCGTATCAGCCGCCTAGCTCAGTAACTAATGTTATTGGCGATGTCTTGACCGACACAGCCTCTGGGATATTTGGCCCGATCGCTGCATCAGCTTATTCGCTAGGCAACCAATACTTTACGGATAAAAGCGTCGAGGAGCTTGAGGCCGACAAGGCCGCGGTGGACAAAGCCCTCAACTACAGCCCAAGAACTGCAGGAGCTCAGGCCGTTAACGAGTACACCATGGGCAAGATGAGCGAGGGGGTCACGGCTCTAGCTGAGAAGTACAACGAGAACAAGGACCGGCTCGGTCCGATTCCAGACATGATCGACTACGGCGTGGAGCAATACAACACGCTCGATCCAGAGACTCGGTTTGCTATAGGCAACGCGCTAACTGTAGGCGAGGTTGTCCCCATCGGGAAAGTGGCCGGCATGGCCAAGCGAGGAGTGCAGGGCGCGGTAGACACCGGAAGGATTAATCGAGCGGCTGACCTAGTGCCTGACGAAAGCGCATACCTGTCACTGCAGGACAGGCTGGAAGAAATGGGTGCTCGGCAAACCATGGCTGATACTGATTCAATTAAAGGTCAGGAAGGCAGCGCCACCACTCAGGTAGCCACTACTGCAGGATCTTATAAGAAGGCAGTAAAGAAAGCGGAGGAGCTTAACCCTGAAGGCAAGACCGTACTAGACTATGGAGCTGGCCTTGGCTTAGGCACAGATGCAATGCGGAGCAGCTCAAAACTTGAGGTAACTAGCTACGAGCCATTCCCTGAAAGGTGGAAGGGAGATGCTCCGGTAGACTACACTGACAGCTCTCTTATCAAAGATAAGTTTGACACTGTAGTTAACTTGAATGTTCTTAATGTATTGGAGCCAGAGTTAAGAGATGTAGTGGCAAAAGATATTATGAGTAAGGTAGCAGATGGTGGCGTAGCTATTGTCGGCACAAGAAAGTGGAATGGCGATGTTAATGCTGCAAAGAAGGCTACAGAAGCGGCAGAAGAAAAAGCGCTGTGGATAAACAAGCCATCTGGTGATGTATACCAGAAGGGCTTTGATGGCGATGAGCTTAAAGATTACATGACTGGCTTGGCCCCTGAAGGGTTTAGAGTAGAGCGCGGCAAGGGCATTGCTGGAAATACAGTTTACATATTCAATGACAATAAGCCGATGCGGCCCATCATGTTCAAGGATGTTGAGCAGCCTGATCTTACTCCAGACCAGCTATCTAGATCGTTTAAAGACGGCGAGATAACTAACTACGGCAGGAAGATTGCTCGTAAACGAGCGGCAACGGACATGGCTGGTCAGACCGAGAAAGTAAAAAAGCTTTCTGAAGTGTTGGGCGACATGAATGTTGAGGGTAAAGCTCGCATGGTTGCTACTCAGTCTGACAGGACTGGCATCAAAGACGGCGCAGGTCCGGGCTATCCCCTGATTGGCCGGCAGTATTCAGAGATGGCTAAGCTTTACCAAGACCAGTTTGGAGAAGCTCCTGTGCCTAGAATGCTGGACAAGAATGGTGAAATCACTGACTACCCTGTGTGGGCTGTTGATGCCAAAGGTACAGTAGCCAGCCTAAGAAACAATTTAAGAGAAGAGGGAACTATACTTGTTCCGATGATTGGCTCGCCAGGACAGCTTCGCACAAACAAAGAAGTATTTAAGAAACTGAAGAAAGAATTCATGGCCGGCATTAAGGCCAACAGATTAGATAGAGATCAGGCTGACAAGATAAACCTTAACCTAGAGGCACTCACTGGAGACAAGATGGACATCAGAGATCCGTCATCTTGGATAGAGCTTCAGAAGACTTTTGATGGGCGCGGCGCATTAGCTGACATCATGAGCGGGAAAACGCCGCAGGCTATAGCTGCAGTCGGAGCAAGAAAAAAATGGCGCACTAAGCTCAATAAGAAGCGAGCTGCTGATGGGCTTGAGCCTCTTGACCTGAACCCAAAGACGGCTCCTTTAGGTGCGCGTAAAGGCCAGATATTTGACTACGAAAAGATATTAGAAGACTCCACAGAGTCTATACTTTTAGGCGCTGGAACTTTTGACGTTGGGCCTTCACTAATTCTGCCTTCTCGGTATAGGCAGAGTGAAACCATGCCTGATGCTCATCCTGGCTTTAAAGAGCAGTTGATGGGAGAGCTGGCATCTGATGATATTTTCACTCCCGTTCCGCTTGAGGCTGCGATGCCAAGCTTTATTGACCATGGCCGAGGTCTTCACATGAAGGCTGGCCCTAACAAAAGGCCGTTTAACTCTAGCGCATGGGGCATGAATGCTCGCATGGGGTATCCAAATCAAGGGCTCCCAAGCCAATCGATAGACGATGAGTATCTGAAGTACCTGCAGGATATGGGATATGCCGAGGGTGGCGAAGTTGAGGTAGCTGAAGAGGTTGTTGAGTACAACGCTGACCGCATCAACCAGATTGCCATGGATATTCAAGGCTATGCCGGAGGCGGTCTGATAGAGAAAGCTATTCAGAAAGGCGCCGATGCTCTTGGCTTTGGCCATGAGCGCCAAGTAGCCATAAGCCAAGAGGCTGTGGATCTCACAAATGAAATGGTAGACGCCGGTCTCGTTCCTGAGCAATTTAGAGTAGAGCTGGTGATGCCAGAAAGCGGCTCAAATCAAACTCGACAAAACACTGGGATCAGAGGCGACGAAGAAGTATTCAACGCCGTCAATCACGCATTGTTCTCTTATGATGCCGGACAAAGCAAGATCGCAGCTGTGGCCAGCCAAGCTAAAGAGCTGTATCAGGGCGTAAAGAAAAAACTACAAGGCGGCGATCCTAAGTCAGAATATCTAGATTATTTCAACAACAAGTTTGGGTTTAATTTAGCCGAGCAAGGTCTTAGCCGTCGAGAGGCAAAGGACGCAATCATTGACAGTATCGGGAACATTGATGGTAAGGGAGTTAAGGGCCGGAATCATCGGGGCGAAGAGCTAATAGGTGGCGAAGTATTGGTTACTAACGCCGAAGACATAGACTATGCATTCTCTAAAGGCGGCGCAGTTATCGCTAAATATAATGCAGATAGGATAAATAAAATTGCACAGGGTATAATGACTGAGAACTTTGCAGAAGGCGGTCCAGTGATTTATAACGCGAGTAGGATTAACGAAATCGCCAACCGAATATTAGAGGAGCTTTAACGTGGCTGAAGAAAACGAGATTGAAGTTGAAGTAGAAGAGATCACAATGGTCGAGCTTCCAGAAGAAGAGCTAGAGTTTGAGGATACTGAAGATGGCGGCGCCGTTGTTAAGATGGAGAGGATCTCTGTAAGAGAGGCTTCTGATCACTTTGCCAACATCGTTGACGAGGTTGACCCTAGCCTTTTGAAGACTTCTATCAACGACTTGATGGAGAAAATAGGACGCGACAAAGAAGCTCGCCAGAAGCGAGATCTGCAGTACGAAGAAGGCTTGCGCCGCACTGGGCTTGGAGATGACGCTCCGGGTGGAGCCACGTTCCAAGGAGCAAACAAAGTTGTTCACCCCATGCTGGTCGAGGCTTGCGTTGATTTCTCTGCCCGATTCATCAAGGAGATCTTCCCGCCCACAGGTCCAGTAAAGTCTAAGATCATAGGCGAGGCAGACAAGGCGAAGGTCAGCAAGGCCCAGCGCAAGACTGAGTTTATGAATTGGCAAACGACCGAGCAGATGGTTGAGTTTCGCTCAGAGCTTGAACAGTTAAGCACGCAGCTGCCATTAGGCGGCGGTCAGTACATGAAGTTTATGTGGAACGCTAGATTCATGCGGCCCACCTCTGAGTTCGTTCCTATCGATGACATCTACCTGCCCTTCTCAGCAACAAACTTCTACACCGCGGAGCGTAAGACTCACGTTCAGTACGTCACGCAGATGGAATACGAGAAGCGTGTCGAAGCTGGAATGTATGCGGATATAGATCTGCCTACTCCAAATGAGCCCGACTTTAGCGCAGCTGAGCGCGCCAACGAGAAGATCGAGGGCAAGCAGAACACTAGCTACAATGAAGACGGCCTGCGAACAATATTTGAAATCTACACGTTTATGGACTTTGAAGACGGCGAAGGCTTAGCGCCTTACATCTTGAGCGTGGACAAGTCTTCAGATAAAGCCTTGTGTCTCTACCGTAACTGGGAAGAAGAAGACACCAGAAAGAATGAGCTGCACTGGATCGTAGAATTCCCATTCGTCCCATGGCGTGGCGCTTATCCAATTGGCCTGACTCACATGATCGGCGGATTAAGTGGCGCAGCTACTGGCGCGTTACGAGCTCTATTAGACTCGGCGTATATCCAGAACGTGCCAACTCTATTGAAGCTGAAGGGTGGACCAAACGGCCAGACTCTGAATGTTCAGCCTACTGAGATTGTTGAGATGGAAGGCGGGGCGTTGATCGATGACGTTCGCAAGCTTGCCATGCCGCTGCCATTTGCCGGCCCCAGCCCTACTTTGTTTCAACTGCTGGGCTTCCTAGTAGATGCAGGCAAGGGTGTTGTTCAGACATCGTTTGAGAAGTTTAACGATCAGAATCCTAACGCACCGGTTGGCACGACCATGGCTATCATCGAGCAAGGAATGGTTGTGTTTAGCTCAATCCATTCTCGCTTGCACGCATCAATGGCTCGCAGCTTTAATATTCTGCACCGCATCAACTCAATGTACTACACGCAAGAAGAGCTCGATGCGTTAGACGCCGGCCTAGATATATCTGCAGAAGACTTTGACGGACCGTCCGATGTTGTACCGATCAGTAATCCTGCGATATTCAGTGAAGCCCAGCGTTTCGCGCAGATCCAGGCGATTATGCAGCGTGCTGAAAAAATGCCGCAAATGTACGATCAGAAAGCGGTCGAAGAGATGTTTCTGCGAACGCTAAAGGTTCCAGCTTCTGAGGTATTGCAGCAGCAGCCGGGCTCAGAAGATCGAGATCCAGTAAGCGAAAACGTAGCTGCAGCAATGAATCAAGGCATATATGTATTGCCCCAGCAGGACCACTTGGCTCACCTTCAGGTTCACTTGCCGTTCTTGAAGTCGCCAATGTTTGGGTCAAGTCCTGGCATTATGAGCACATTCTTTTATCCAATGGCCCTGCACATGCGCGATCATCTATTAAACTATTATCTAGTGGAATCTCACAATGCTATTGAGCAGGCGCAGACTCAAGAGTTAATTCCTGAAGAGGCAGAGCAGCAAGTCGATGTGATCCTCAAGGTCCAGCAGTTTATTGAAGAGCAGCTGGGCGGATTCGCTCAAGAGCTGGCTCAGATCAATGAGCAGGCTGAACAGTTTAAGCCTGCGAATCAGCCGCAACAGCCTGGCGATGCAATGAAGATTGCAGAGCTTAGTGCTCAGATTAAGCAGAGCGAGCTCGCCCAACGCACAGAGCGTGATGGCGCAAGGATTCAGCTCGACAACGCCAAAATGCAAGCATCTAACGAAATCGCGCAGCTTAAAATGCAGCAGACTGCTGAAATTGAACGCGCCAAGCTGGCCGTCAAGCAAGCTGAACGTGACGAGAAAGCAGAATTGGCTGGACTTCACGAGATGTCTGAGACAGAAAGAAACAACATTAACGAGATGTCTGAGACTGATCGACTTAATACGCGAGAGCGAGGCGAGAATAAACGTAAGGCAGAAGACTTGGCAGCAAGAGAGCGCATGAACAGCGCAGATAATATGACAGCCAAAGAGCTGGCAGCGATGGAAATGGAGTCTGGCGAAAAGACTTCATACACAAGTGGAAAAGGCATTGACCCTTAAACAACTGGAGAAGTGAAATGAAAGGCAAAGGTAAAAGTACCCATAAGATGGCTGATGGAACTGTTATGAAAGGTTCTTCACATTACGCCAAAGGTGGTAGTGTGAACATGGACTCAGATCAGGTTAGGCAACATAAGCGCATGGCCGCTGGGTATACTGTTAACCAAGGCTCTAGTAAGACGCCTAAGTGAACATCGATTCAAAACTACTGAATCTTCTCAAGGCTAATCAGGCAGAGTTTGCGCTTGAAGCTTTGAGGAGGCCACAGGACCGCGATACTTTCGAGTACGGGTATCGTGTTGGAATGGTTGCAGGCTATGAAGCAGCTATTGATGTACTTTTAAACTTAATTGATGAGGATAAACATGGAATCCAAGACTTATGAGGATGCACTTGCGGAGGCTTTCCCAGCAGTAAATGCTGGAATACGGCCTTTCGGTAGCCGCGTTCTGATCCAAATACGCACAGCAAAAAGCAAAACAGCCGGTGGAATTATATTAACCACTGATACTTCTGAAACAGAGAAGTGGAATACTCAGATCGGTAAAGTTGTTTCTGTCGGACCTTTAGCTTTCAAAAATCGTAATACGATGGAAAGTTGGCCCGAAGGAAATTGGTGTTTGGAAGGAGATTTTGTGAGAGTTGCTAAGTACGGTGGAGATCGTTGGGAAGTTCCTATTCCTGATGCTGCCCACGGTGAGTCAGCAATGTTTGTAATTTTTAATGATCTTGACATTATGGGTAGCGTTGAAGGCGATCCCCTTAAAGTTAAGGCATTCATCTGATAAAGGAGATGGGTAATGGGTAAAGAAAACGAAGATACTGTCTTGATCGAAGACGATGGTCCAGAAGAAAAAGAAGGCATTATTATTGTCGAAGACGATCCGTCTGCTTCAGCAGAGCCTGAAGATGATAATGATGATGATGATCGCGTCACAGCAGAAGCTGATGATGATGATAATTCAGAGCGCGAAGCCATTCGTGATCGTAGGCGCAAAGAAAAAGTGGATCGCAAAGAGCGGCGCGAAACCGCTATCAAGCGTGACAAAACAGAGCTGGACTTTTTAAGGAATCGTAACGACGACTTAGAAAAACGCATCAGCACTCAAGAGCAAAGGGCTCACAACCAAGAGCTCCAAGGTATTGACGCTGCTATTGCTCAAGCCAACAAAGAAGTAGGAATGGCCGAGCGAGTTATCGCCAAAGCTGTTGAAAACAACAACGGCAATGATGTAACCAAAGCGATGAAGTATCGTGATGAGGCCATGAATAAAGCTCAGCAGCTTCACTACAATAAGCAGCAAGCATCGCAAGTAAATACCGCACCAAAAGTTGATGACCGGACGATGAGTTTGGCCAAGCAATTTATGGAAGACAACCCATGGTACGACTCTCATGGCCGCGATGAAGATTCTGCAATTGTAATGGCCATTGATCAATCTCTTAGTCGTGACGGCTATAACCCACAAACTGAAGAATACTGGGATGAGCTAACAGCAAGAGCTGCTCGCAGGTTGCCAGAGCGTTTTGATGAAGATGAAGTTTCGCGCAAGCCAACCAAGACGGCGCGCAAGGCTAGAGGTGGACCAGCGGTAGGCTCAGGAAAAGAGCACGCTCCAAACTCCACCAGAAAAGAGGTTTATATTAGTCCGGAACGCAAAGCTGCTTTAGTTGAAGCTGGAGTTTGGGACGATCCGGTATTGCGAACTCGATACGTTAAAAGGTACGCAGCGTATGACAAGAGTAACGCTTGATCAAAAATAAACCACTTGCATTAATATAAGTATATAATACATACTGAAGCAATCGCTGAATAAAGGAGCGACTAGACATGAGTAAAACAGACGAACGAGTAAAAAAATCCGTAGACGAAGGACGGGAAAATAGAGCGATGGTAGATCGCACGCATTCCGAAAATCGGGAAGTCACAGAAAGTGAGCGGGTAGAAATGTTCCGTCAACAATTATTTCAGACTTCATTGCCTGATTTACCGGAATTACCTGGCTGGCACATGTGCTGGCTAACAACGACTAATCCTCGTGATTCAATCCAAGCTCGTATCCGTTTAGGTTACGAAGCTGTAAAGCCGGAAGATGTTCCTGGCTGGGAATATGCCTCCCTGAAAACAGGTGATTGGCAAGGATTCATTGGGGTTAACGAGATGCTAGCTTTTAAATTGCCTATCTCTTTGTATGAAAAGTTTATGATGGAAGCACATCATCACGCTCCAAACAGAGAAGAAAGCAAGTTAACGGAAACCGCTGAGTTCCTGAAGCAACAGGCTGAAGGACAGGGTAGTAGTATCGCGCAAGGTGACGGTAGTAAAGGGCTTGGAGTAGAGCGACCTGGTCAATTTGACCTAGTCTGACGAGCAATCTATTAACCAAAGGAGCAACAGTATGTCAGCGACTACTGAAGCATTTGGCTTCCGCGCATCGTACCACAACAGTGGTCGAATTACGGCGAAAGCCTACACTATAGCATCAGGATACAATCAAAATGTATTCTCTGGTGACCCCGTAAAACTAGTTGACGCAGGTACTATTCAGCTAGCAACAGATGATGGTCTTCGTTCTGGCGCCTCCGCAGCTACTCTAAACTTGGGTATCTTTGCTGGTGTCCAATATGATGACGCATTAGGCAAGCCAACTCTATCGCCATTTTGGCCAGCGAGTGCCGCTGCAACAAATATTATCGCTTTCGTTTATGACGATCCCGAAATTATATTTGATGTTGAGTACCCTAACCCAGCTGCAGGAACAACTGTTCAAACTGCTGTTGGCGAAGAGTGCGACTGGACTGTAGCTACACCGGGCGGATCTACCGCCACTGGTTTATCTTCTACTTCCTTAACTGCTATCCAAACTGGAACTGGTCAATACCAGATTACAGGTGTTGCGGGTGGTCCAAATAACTTGATTACAGATGCATTTGTAAAGGTCTCGGTACGAATTAACGAGCACCAGTACAAAGCTTCCGTAGCATCCGTATAAGGGAGGTCTAGAAAATGGCTACTCCAATGAGAAGTACAGACTTCCGTTCGATAGTTGAGCCAATACTCAACGAAGTGTTTGACGGAGTTTACGAGCAACGAGCTGATGAGTGGAAGAAGGTCTTCCGCGAGCAAAAAGGTATTCCACGTAACTACCACGAAGAACCCGTTCTTTATGGTTTTGGCGCGGCTCCTGAGCTTCCAGACGGCATGGCTGTCACTTATCAATCAGGCGGCATCTTGTTTGTGCAGCGTTACCTTTACCATGTCTATGGCCTTGCTTTTGCATTGACCAAAGTATTGGTTGAAGATGGCGATCACATTCGTATCGGTCAAACTTACGCTAAGCATTTGGCGCAATCTTTGATTGAGACAAAAGAAACCTTAACTGCTAACGTATTGAACCGTGCGTTTAACGCGGCCTTTACTGGCGGTGACGGTGTTGCCTTGAGCAGCAATGCTCATCCACTTGTGCAAGGCACTTTCAGCAACGTGCTGAACCAAGCTGCTGCGTTGTCACAAACTTCACTTGAGCAGATGCTCATTCAAATCCGCAACGCTGTTGATAACAACGGTAAGCGCATTCGTTTGACTCCAACTCAAATCGTTACTGGTCCAAGCAATGTTTTCCAAGCGGAAACTCTGTTAAAATCAGTTCTACGAAGTGGAACAGCTGACAATGACATTAACCCAGTTAAGTCAATGGGTCTTTTGGCAGATGGTCAAGCAAACCTTTCACGTATTACTTCTACCACCGCATGGTGGGTTCAGACTGACGCTCCTGAAGGCTTAAAGCTTCTCATGCGCCGCGGTCTTGAGAAGTCTATGGAAGGTGACTTTGCAACTGACTCTATGCGCTATAAAGCGACAGAGCGTTACACAGTTGGTTGGACAGATCCGCGTGGCGTGTTCGGCACACCAGGCGTATAAGTAAGTATCGTCTCTAACTCTGGTGGACCCCTTCTAGAGTTAGAGACATTTTTACCAAATTTAATTTGGTTG